TTAGGAGACTTATTAGCCGAATATAATGAAGAAGGAGATATAGTTAAACTAAAAGATATAGTTAAATTAGCTTCTTTTTATTTAAATGATTTTGGTATATCAGTAAAAATGTCAAGCGATTCTAAAGAAAATAAAAGTTTAGATACTCTTAATAAAGAAGAAGTTTCTGAAGAAGAAAATAATCTTGAGGGTTGGATGATAAATCGTGCTAAACAGAATGGTAAAGATACGGCTTCGTACAGAATTAAAAAATTTATAAGATTACTTGAGAAGAGAAATAAAGATAATGTACCAGAAAGTGATGGGTATTATGATGTTCCAACATTAGTAGATTTCGATTCTTTATGGAATAAACTTGAAACTGAATTAGCAGGGCTATATCATTGGGATAGAATTAAGGAAAAACTTGTATTTCTAAGTGAAAATCATGATAGAAGTATAGAACAAATACTTTCTATGCTTGAAAAAGACCCACAGTTTAAAGCTGAGTTTATTACACATTTTAATAAAATGCATAATAGGTATTTGCTTGTAAAACAACAAGATGATAATTCTTTTAAGATATTTGATTCTAATAGAATGAAAATATCAGATTTTATTATCAATAATTGGATTACAATGGGAACTACCCCAAGTGCTGTTAATTTAATAAATCAAGATGGTAGTATAAATACTGAGAAGGCTTCTAAAATGCTTAGTATAGTTAATGCTACTTTTGAGTCTTTAAAAACTAAAAAGAAAGATTTTGAAACTAAAGATATACAAGCATTAGCTGAAGTATTTAAAGCTATTGGTACTGATATAACTGTTGAAGAATTTTATAAAGCTGTTTATGTACCGACTATTAAACTTAGTAAGGAAGATAATCTACTTGGATTTTTAGAGGGGCTTAATAGTATTGAGAGTATTTTAAAAAGGTTTGAAAAAGGTGAAAATCCTTATCAAGAATCTATGGTTGAAAGTACTGTTGGTGAAGAAGTTACTAAAACTTCAAAACTAGATAGAAGTGCTTTTAATAAATTAGCTAAAGCTATTTCAACACAACGAGAACAGTTATATCAACTTTCGTTTAGAAACATTGCTAATGATAATGTATTTTCTATACAATTACCTAATTTTATATCTCGTAAATTTTCTGAAATACAACAAAATTGGGAAACATTTAAAGACTTCTATTCAACAGATGTACTAGTAGGTAGATTACCTTTATTTGAAACATTATCTATTCTTGAAAATAGAGAAGAGTTTACGTGGAGTACTTTAGATGGTTTAAAACTAAGGTCTGAAGAAGAAGGTATTGAATATTCTGAACTCTCTGATAAAAACCTTGAATTAACTGCTTTACAGGTATTTGTAAATAATAGTAAAGCCTTAGATACTTCTAAAGGATTTGGTTGGTATAGATTACCTGTATCTTCAGATAGTACTAATATGCCTCTTATTAAATTTAGTAGAACTTCTAAAGATGATGTTATAGAACAATTATATGAAATTGCTAAAGCTGAATACATGCGTATTAAGAAAAGCAACGAACTATTAGGAGATTTAGACATTAAAAATTATACTAAAAACAAAGGAATTTTTATAAATTTACCCTTTTTAAATGGTAAGAATTTAGATGTAATAAATCAAAAGGAAGAAACAGTAGCAATTATAACAGAATTTTTAGCTGAGGAACATAAGGAGCATTTAGAATATTTAAAAGAAAATAATTTATTTTCTACAGAAAGAGATAAAAATGGATTACTTATATTAAATAATACAGGTATTAAATTAAATGCTGAGAAGGCTATTGAAAATTATTTTTATAATAATTATTTAGTACTTAAACAATTTTCAATACTTTTTGACGGAGATTCAGCATTCTATAGTAAAGTTGAAGATTTACAAAAAAGAGCTAAACAAATTATATCTCCAAATGATGTTGCGGATTTATCTGCTTTTTATATTGATAAAGATGGTAATCGTATTGATGTTCGTGAAAAATACAATGTTGCTTATTTAAGAGATAATGAAATTATTTCCCCAAGAATTAATACTTTACTAGAAGCTACTGATAAACTTGTTGAAAATGGTAAATGGAATAAATTAAAACAACTTCAAGTTCTTGCTAAATATGGTTATCGTTATAATGAACTTGGGCAAGCTGAAGATGTTATTGAAGAAAATGGTAAAAGATTTATTATTCATAAAGAAGGTAGCGTAGAGCATAAAATAGAAATATCATTAATTAATGAAACTGATGCTCAAACATATATTACTTTAGAAAGATATAGGGAAATTAAAATAGCAAGGGGTTTATGGAGTCATAGATACCAAGATGCTTTTAATAGAGCTAAAAAAGGTAAAGCAACCGAAGAAGATGTTTTACTTTTTAGTCCTTTAAAACCATTTTATTTTAGTCATCATAAAATTAATGGTCAAATAGTACCTATACAAAATAAAAACTCAGAATTTGTACTATTACCACAAGTAGCTTCAAAATCTACTAAATTACAGAATTTACTTAACAGTATGTATTCTAATAATATAGATTCTGTATTATTTAATTCTGCTATTAAAGTAGGAGAACATGGTGTTAATAGTTTTAAAGACTTAACTGAGGGTACCCCAATTATACAAAAGAATAATCAAATAGATTATGGTATTCAGCAGGAAGTTCCTGAAAAACACGTAGATGCTAAAATAATATTTGGTACGCAGATACGTAAATTAATACTATCCCACATAGATTTTAATACTGAATATACTGTTGCAGGTCAAACTATGACTGGTAAAGAACTTTTTGATTCCTACCAAGATTTAATCTTTTCAGAGATAGAAGATAGGTTTAATGAAATAACTGGAGAATTAAGTACTCTTGATGGTAAGAGAAATATTTTATTTAAAGAAATAATAGATAGAGGTATGAATGAAGATGCCTTAGAATCTATTAAAATAGTAGATAGAGGAAGAGGTAAAGAATTTAATTTACCACTTTGGTTTCCAACTATTTCAAGTAGGGCACAGTCTTTACTATTATCTTCATTTAAAAATAATATTGTTAAACATAAAGTTGCTGGAGCTGGTTTAGTGCAAGTATCCTCTTTTGGTTTTTCAAGTAAACTAAATATAGTTTTTGATACTGATAATGGAGCAGTTAAACATCTTGAAGTATTATTACCGTGGTGGACAAAAGAATATTTTCCAAAAGGTGAAAATGGCGAAGTTGATATTACTAAAATACCTAAAGAGTTAAGAGATGTTTTAGGGTATCGTATTCCTACTGAGGGTAAATACTCAATGCTGCCATTAAGGGTTAAAGGTTTTTTACCACAAGAAGCTGGTAGTAGTATTATTTTACCTTCAGAAATAACAGCTTTAACAGGTTCTGACTTTGACGTTGATAAAATGTATGTATTACTTCCTGAGATTGAAGTACATAGAGAAGAAATAGTAAATGGTGAAGAAAAGTATCAAACATATATTTCAACTCCAATATACTCTCCAAAAGCAGACAGAGACATAATAAGAAAGAATATAGAAAACTTTGACGATGAAAAAGCTCGTATTGAGTTTTCTAATGCTAAGGGAATTGTATGGGACAGTAAAAATAGAGTATTTAGAAATAAGGCTACTATATCTAAAGCAGATAGTCGTCAGAATCGAATCTTAGATATGATGTTAGGTATTTTAAAAAACCCAGAACATTTTGATGAATTTATTGAACCAGGTGGTTTTCAAAATCTATCGGACCTTGCTACAGAAATAGATAAAAAAGAAAATCCTACGAAAAGAGTTTTAGACATGGCTATATCAAAAGACTGGGCTAAAATCTTTAGAAATAACATGGCAGGTGTTGCTTTAAAAGGTATATTTGCTAATCATAATGCTTCCCATGCTGTAGCACAATATACAAACTTAAAATCATTGATAGCAGCTAAATTTGATACTGAAATCTATAGCAGTTTGAGTAGTAAAGCTAAAAACATATCAAGGTCTTTAAGTTCTTTATTAGCCGCTGCTGTAGATAATGCAAAGAATCCTATTCTTAATGTATTAAATATTAACATATTAACAGCAGATACTTTTGCTTATTTAATAAGAATGGGAGTACCAGAGAGAACTGCTTCTTTATTTATGGCTCAACCTATTTTAAAAGAATTTATAACATATACTTTAAATAATGAGTTATATCTTGATGAGGCTTTTCCAGTATTTTTATCCAATGTTGAAGAACAAATTAAAAAAGCTGGTATGGAAAATCAATATGAATCTCCAGAAATTGAACAGATTCATAGATTAGATACTAGTACTTTATTACAAAAACTAGGACAGGGTAAACAAAAAAATAGATACAAAAGTAAGGGCTATATAGAAACACAATTAAAAGTTCTTAATAGTTTTATGGAGTACTACAAAGCATCTAAAGAATTATCAAAAATAGTAAGTTTATCAAGACCTGATAATATAAAAGGACCTGGTTCTCAAATGACTGATTATACAGTAGCTTTAAGAGAAATAAGAGATATTCTTATTAATGGTTTAAGTTACTTATCTAATTATACTGATATGTTAACAGGCGATGCTTATAAGATGTTAAAAGGTTTCTTTGATAAAGGTGTTAAAGGTACACATGATAACCTTGAGAAAGATTTTATTACCCTATCTGCTAATAACAAAACTTTTAATGGTATTTTAAATAGAATAGAAAGACTTATGCGTTCTAAAGGAAGGTCTTTTACATCTAAAGATATCCAGTATATATCACAACATTTTCTTACCTACTTAGCATCTGATTATGGTTTCCTAAAGATGCCTAAAGAACAGATACACAACTACTTAATGGGGGGTAAATTTGTTAATGGTAAAACAAGTGAAAAGAGTTTTATAAAAGATTTCTTAAAATTAATTAATTCTGATAAAGAGTTTAAAAATGCTTTAACTAAAAGACTTAGAATAGTTAAGGCTGATAATAAAACACCTTTTGATATTATAGAATTTTATAATAACGGTGGATTAAGTGAGATTACTAAACAAGAAGTATCTGAGTCTTGGGAATATTTATTAAATCACCCAAAATATGGTAGCTATGGTAGAGGTTTATTTGCTTATACTTTCTTTAAATCTGGTTTTGCTTTTAACTCAAGTACATTTACACATTTAGCTCCAGTAGAATGGTTAGCTAATTATAAACACCCTGAAGAAGACTTGTCTTTTGTGGAATATATGCAAAGAAAAGTTGAAAGTTTATATAACGCTGAATCACAAGATGTTGTAAATGAATTTACAGATTTGTTTTATAGAAATAATGTTTTAAAATCTAAATTTGTTTTAAATGCTAAAGAAAATTCAAGTGTTAAAGTTAATAAAGATGATACTTTAACTATAACAACTTCAAACCCAGAGTCTACTGTTTTTTACACAATAGTAAAAGAAGACGGTATAAAGAAAGTAGTAGCCGCTCCATATGTTAAAATTATTACCTCAAGTAATTTCGTAAAACAATTTAATTTGTTTAAATTTGCAGGAGAGGTTGAGGGGAAACTTATGTATCAAAAAGTAGCTTTTAATGGTTATCCAGGAGTATTTTTTAATTACCAACAAGGTGATGCGACTATTGTTGCAACAACTTCTATACCAGAAGCTTCTCCAAAAGTACCTTCTACTATACCTTTTAATCCTACTAGTGAAAAAGACGTGAATATGGTAGCTGGAAAAGATATTTTAAATGAGCAACAATTTAAAACAAGTGAAGAAACTACTCCTTCTAGGAACACTACTAAATTTTTAGATGAGGCGGAAATTTCCACAGAGCTATACTCTAAATTAGGAAATAAAACTCAATCTGAAAATGTAGTTATTAAATCTTGGAATGAATTAAAAGATGCTAAAGAAGCTGTTGTAAAAAATAATAATATTAATTATTCAGAATACACTAATTATTCAGGTGCAGCACAAGGCGGAGATACTATTTGGGAAAATGTAGGTAAAGAATTTGGTTTAGGTAAACAAGTTAATTATAGACCAGAAGATTTACAAAAACTTACAAAAGAACAATTACAAGAAGTAGAAACTGCTTATCAACAAGCTGTAAAAGATTTAGGTAGAAAACCCTTAGCTTCAAATACTTTTGCAGGGGGTTTAGTAAGAAGAGATTATTTACAAGCTAAGGCTGCTGATACGATATTTGCTGTAAGTACAATAGTACAACCTAATGAAAAAGACCCTAAAGGTTACACAAATAAAACTAATAAACCTTTAGTTGCTGGTGGAACAGGATATGCTGTACAAATGGCGATTAATTTAGGTAAACCTGTTTATGTGTTTGACCAAGTAAAAAATAAGTGGTTTGTTTGGAGTAATAATGACTTTGTAGAAACTAATACACCTAAATTAACTAAAAAATTTGCAGGTATTGGCACAAGAGAAATTAATGAAAATGGTAAACAAGCTATTAGAGATGTTTATAATAATAATCAACAATCTCAAATAATTTCAACAAGAATACAAGGAACTAATGAACATTTTGGTAATCCTTTTAGTAGTGATGAAAGAGTATTAGCCCGAAATCCAAGTTTAATTAAAACTAATTCTACTAAAGAAGCTGTTGAAAAGTATATTGATTGGATTTTGAATGAAAATACAAAAGAAATAAAAGGAATAAATATTAGAAGTGATAAAACTTCTCCAAATAGTTTATCTAATAAATTAACAAATCCTAATTGGTATGCTAAAAATTTATTTGATGTAGAATCTAATTATAAAGTAAATGCTTCTAAAATAAAAGCACCACAACTTAATGCTGAAGAAGCATTAAAATATGATATGAATTTAATGTATCAACTTCAACTTAAAAAGTTTAGACAAAATCCTGAACTTATAGATGAAATTAATGCACAAGGAGGTTTAGAGTTTATTAAACAGTCTTCACATATTGTTGGTGTTAAAAATAGTAGGTGGGAAGGTAAAGGAATGGAAAGTAACTTTATTAAAGTTCTTGCTAAATCTTATGAAACAGTGGCTAAAGAATTAGGTAAATTTGTAGAAAATTCTAATATAGAACCACAAAGAAGAGAATGGATTAAAGAACAACTTAAATCTGGTAAATTAAAAGGATTACCTATTTTATATTATAAAGAATTAGGTGAACCTTCTCATGCAACAGCTTTAGACTATTTAATTAATAAATATGATTTTAGTATAACACCTAAAACTGACTATACTTCTAAAACTTATAATGATTATTTATCAGAAAGAGATATTAATATTCCAACTAAATCAGAAGAAACATTTAACACTGTATTGAATATAATAAAATCCCAACCTATTGAGATACAAAAAACTATGTGGGAACAATTATTAAAATGTAAGTAATGGCAAATTGTATAAATAAGAATTCAGAAGATTTTAAAACTCTCTTACAAGAAACTGGAGAGAATGAGTTAGTATTGGCTGCTAAAATATCTATATGGCAGGATAAGAATGGGGTAGAGAATTGGCCTAGTAAGGAGGATTTAAGTAATATAGTAGTTGATATTAAAGTACAAGAACTATTTGATTCTAATTTCCTTATATTTGCAGAAGCAGAAAATGCTGAAGAAGTTATTACTAAACTTATAAATAATAATGTAATAGAAAAAAAATGCAGTTAAATTCAGGTATATATAAAATCATTAATATTCAAAATGGAGATTTTTATATAGGAAGCTCTACAAATTTACTATTAAGAAAAAAGAATCATTTTAATAAATTAAAGCATGGTAAACATGTAAATACATATTTACAAAATGTATATTTAAAATACAGAGAAGAATCATTAGAATTTCAAATAATAGCGACTTGTCCTTCCGAATATTGCATTAAGTTAGAACAGTGGTTTTTAAATAACTTAAAACCTAAATACAATATTTTAAAAACAGCAGGTAATACATTAGGTTATAAACACAAAGAAGAGTCTTTAATTAAAATGAGAAATAATTACAACAGAAATGTACTTATTACATTAGAACAAGGTAAGAAACAATATTTTGAAAATAGATACTCAGACTATAAAAAAGTTGCCGATTTAATAAAAGAAGGTAAATCTCAAAAAGAAATATGTACTATTTTAAATAAAACAAGACAAGAATTTTGGTTATTAAAAAGTCAAGCTATTGCAAAAGGAGTATTAGAAAAACAACTTTCTAAAAAAGAAATGTTTATTTTAATGTATAAAGAAGGTAAAACAAGAATAGAAATAATGAATTTATTAAATTTAGATTCATTAGGTTATAGAAATTATAAACATAAATACATAAAAAATGAGTTGTAAAATAATATATAAAGGAATTACTTATGATGAATCTGAATTTAAAAAACAGATAAACAGATATATTGCTATTAATCAGCTTTTTGAAGATGATAGTAATCTTGCCAATCAAGTATATGAAGCTTTAGGGTTTAATGACAATAATTTTGAACTTAAAGAAAACAAAGAGGCTTTTGGAAAAGAGCCTCATCCAGAAGGAGCAACCTCATATGATATATTTTCTAATGGTAGAAAAATAGGAAAAATTGCCCTTTTTGAAGGTAAAAATCCTATGATTAAAGGATTAAATTTAAATGAGTCTGAAAGAAATAAAGGATTAGGTAAAGCTTTATATAAATGGTTAAACTATAAAGCCATTTTAAAAGGAGGAAGATTATATGCTGATCAAGAATTTATAAGTCCAGATGCTCAAAGAGTTTGGGAATCTTTAAACAAAGAAGGTCTTGTAGATTTAACAGGTAATTCTCCTAAGTTTAATAATAAACAAAAACAACAAGCTCTACAACTATACTCTCAATACTTAGACTCTATATTTCCTGATAGTAAGGTAAAGGATATTGTTTATCATGGTAGTGATAAAATGTTTAATAAATTTTTAAAAGAATTTGCAAGAGTTGATAGACCTTATTTTTATTTTTCATTTGCTGAAGAAGCTAATATGTATAAAGAAGCAAGAAAAGGTTCTTACATTTACCCTGTTATTTTAAATGTTAAAAATTATGCTAAAGGTTATACTCCTGATGAATTAGAAATAGATACTGTTAATAATTTAATAAAACAAGGATATGATGCTGTTGCTGGTAGAGGTTGGACAACAAGAGAAGAAATAGCAGTATTTGAACCAGAACAAATACATATACTTTCATCTAAAGCTGATATTCAAGGCTTCAAAGATTATATGGCTTTTCAGAATAGTGAATTTGCTAAATACGGAACTTATGAGCAATTCAGAGAATTTATTACAAGTAAATCATCTATGGAAATAGAAAATAGATTAATAGAAATTGGTAAAATTGATAGGGTATGTTAAATTCAGGAGTTTACGGTATATTTTCCAAAATAGATGATAGAGTTTATATAGGTTCTGCAACTAATCTTTCTTTAAGAAAGAAAACACACTTTAATAAATTAAGGTCTAATTTTCATGTGAATAAACCTTTACAAAACTTTGTAAATAAATATGGAATTGAAAATGTAGATTTTAAGGTATTAGCAACCTGTCCTTCTGAATATTGTATAAAATTAGAACAATGGTTTTTAAATCAATATAGTAATAAGTTTAATATTAGATTAATTGCAGAAAGTAACTATGGTTTAAAAGCCTCTAATGAAACTAAACAAAAGATGTCAGAAAAAAGGAGAGGTAAAGCTGTAAGAGGTTACGGATTTACAGTTTCAGAAAAAACTAAAAATAAAATGTCTGAATCTGGTAAAAGAAAAGTATTTTCAGAAGAACATAAGTTAAATCTTAAATTAGCTGCTCAAAAGAGAGCTAAAGAGTTATCAGAATCTAAAAAAGGGGAAAATAATAATTCTGCTAAATTGAATTGGGATAGTGTTTCTTTTATTAGAAGTTCCGATAAACCAGTAAAAGAATTAGCTAATGGATTTAATGTTTCAATCACAACAATTTACAAAATAAAGAATAATCAAATATGG